CCCTCAAGCACAGGACGCATTGAAGGGAGTCATTGAGGACGCTCAGGGATATTTCATTCTCACGTGCAACGACATAAGCAAGGTATCACCTTGGCTGCAGTCTCGTTGTCAAGTCCGAACCTTTGAACCAATTGCTACGGATCAGGTTGAGAAACGCTTGGCTCAGGTTGCAGCATTCGAGGGTGTGGAGGTTGATGCTCACGCCGTCCGAGTTATCGCCAAGAAGCATCGTGGTGATCTGCGGAACTCCATCGGTGCTCTGCAGAAGGCCGCGTACCTGAATGAGAAGCAGCTTCGCAAGTTCATAGCGGAGCTTGAGTCGTCCGGCTTTGAACCTGATGTCGTGCTACGTTTGGGTATGAGCGAGAAGGCTGTTCAGCAGGCGGTCACGGCTCTTATTGAGAACCGACCAGCTCTCACCAGAGAACGCATTCGAGAGGTGTTTCTTCATGCGATGGAGTCGCCAGCGAGCCAAAAAGCGAAGCTGAAAGTGCTGGACGCTTGCATTGTGAGCGAGCGAGACATTCTCATGGGTGTTGATCCATTGGTCGTTGCTCACAATTTTTGCAGGTTGCTGGCTGAATGAAGTTTTATCTGGGTGTGCATGAACCACCGATGATTGAAAGGGCTACGGTTCCTTGTTTCTTGAGCTATATGCGCCTTCGCCGACAACCAACCAAAGACCGACAACCGACCTGCGAATGGTCGTTGGATTCAGGCGGGTTTAGCGAGATAAGCAAGAACGGCACGTGGACTATCAACCCAGACGAGTACATCGCAGACGTTGGACGCTACGTGGATTGGGGCGGTTTGAATTGGGCTGCCCCGCAGGATTGGATGGTTGAGCCTCACATGATCGCTAAGACCGGACTCACCGTTGATGAGCACCAACGGAGAACCGTTGCTAATTTTCTTTACCTTCGAGACAATGCTCCAGACCTCCCCTTCATCCCCGTTCTGCAGGGTTGGACGATGCGAGATTATGTCAGGTGCATTCAGCTTTACGAGGATCAGGGAATTGACCTCACGAAACAGGCGACTGTCGGCGTTGGTTCTGTGTGCCGACGACAGGCCACGGATGAAATCGAAGCTATCATGGGGCAGCTTTACGACCGAGGGCTACACAACCTTCACGGATTCGGGGTCAAGACAAACGGCCTTCGCAGATACGGCGCATACCTGAAGTCAAGCGATTCAATGGCTTGGTCGTATGCAGCTCGAATGGGTGTGGGTGAACGTTGTCCTTGGTGCAAAAGCAACCCTGGTCGAAGGAAATCCTGCTCGAACTGCCTCCCTTATGCGCTTGAATGGCGAAAGAATGTTATGAGTATCATTGAAACGAAACCACAGATTGACAAGAGGGAATGGCTATGATTGAAGGAAAAGAGGATTATTGGGAACACCCAGACGGAACGCGGTATAAGGTGGGCGACCAAGTTCCCGTCATACGAATGAAGGGTGTTGTTCTCATCAACGACTTCATCATCAAAGGTACGTGCGATATGTGCGATTGGGAGATCATAGGGCCGACCTCTTTCACGTACGATTTCTCCCATGCTCACGTAGCGACCCACATAGCTTCAGACCTCGCCGACGGATTCGGAAAGCACCCAGACTTCACCGAATGAACCAATTATAGAAGAATCATTATAAGGGGGTTCTCCATCGGAGGGAATACAACGGAGCGAATAACAATGTCCGAATTGAAGCAAACAGTAGCAAACAACGTTGGGGTGTCTCTGGACGCTCTCAACGCACGAATTGAAGAAGTCCTTGCCGAGAACAAGGGTGCGTGGATCAGCGCAGGCAAGTCCGAAGAGGACTGCAGCGTTCTCGCCATCCGTGTAGCTGGTCGACAGCTCAAGGCCGAAGCACAACGCCTCTCTCGCAGCGGCGCAGAAGTTCTCAACGGTATGTTCGTTAGCGTTCCCCGTTACAAGGATTGGGCCAAGTCTGGGTACGCCAAGATGAAAACCACCCTTGAGAACCTTGACGAAACGGCTCGTCTGAACCTCGTCGCTCAGGGCCGCATCACGATCATTGAGGACAACCTCGACGGCACTTACACCCATCACATCAACCCCTCCTTCAAGCTCTCTTCCCTCGAAGAAGAAACCAGCGAGGTTGTTTTGCATTCCCTCCCGAACATTGTTCAGGAACTTGACGCTTCAACGTGGTTCCAGATCATCGAGAACAACACCATGCCTGTGTTCGCCAGCGGCGATGCAAACCCTCGCTACGGACGCGCTCGCAAGCTGTCCGAGCCTGTGCGTGAATGTCTCTTCCTCGGCCAACGCAACGGCGGAGACGTTGAACTCATCACGGTGAAGCTGGAGGGCGACCTCGCCCTTGAGAACCAACCCACCTTCGTACCAGGTCGACTCCCTGTTCGCATGGGTCGAAACGGTGTGGGCTACGCCAAGCCCGGTGTCACCAAGTTCATTCCCGACGACTCCATCGCAACGATTTTCTCTGCGCCTCCGTTTCATGTCACCGAAGCTGGGCCTGCTGGGTTGGTTGTAGAAATGGTGGATGGTGTATGGCCTTCCGGTGAGTTCCTTCCTTCTTTTGATCTTCTTCCTCAACACGTGAGCAAGTGGGCCGACACCGACGAGAAGTGGGACAAGCTCTGCGCCGTTCACGGTGAAGTCGTCCACATCGACCCACGTGAGAAGGGTGGCTACATCGTCACCGTCGGCGACCTTGACATCACCAGCACCGCTGCAGCGATTGACATTTACGTTCCTGCCGAGCATGAATACCGAATGGACTTCGGTGTTGGTTCGGAAATCGTCGTCGTCGGTCGTGCTTGGATCAGCCGTGATGATGAGCCCCGTCTCGACTCAACCGCATGGTGGGTCTGCGACTCCATCGCTGCCGCCGCACCAGCTTCACCCGTCGTTGAGGACGACGCATCAGAGACAGGATGGGATGCCTGATGGCTGCTTGGGGAGGCAACGGAGGCAAGGCTGCCTCCGCAGGTACGACCAAAGCTCCTGCAAAGGAAGCTCCAACCAACGACTACGGCGTGGACTATTATCGCAACCTGTTCAACAAGAAGCGAGCTGCAACCCCGCAGCAACGTATGTTCTTGGTCGGCAAGGAAAACACCATGAAAACCGGCATGGCTCTGTTCTTCGCTCGAAACGATGAGCAGATCAAGGCAGGGAAGAAGGTCGTCATTTTCGACATTGACAATTCAGCCAGCGAGACGGTGAACCACGTGTACCCCGGCGACGAGAACATTCTCATTCTTCCTCTGCTCGATGAAACGGACGACTCCATTTTCAACGAGGACATGAGCGTGAACTACCCAGCTTTGATTGACAAGACGACCATGTTCGTGAACCTCATGGCTCAAGAAATCAAGGACAACCCAGACGACTTCGCAGCCGTCATTTTTGACGGTGGATCAACGTTTATGAAATGGTGCGAGAACGCTATGACTTGGTTCCTGATGAACCGTAGCAAGAATCCAATCAACGTGGAGGACGGCGACAAGTTCAACCAAGCCGAATGGCGCACACGCAACCGACTGTTCAAGGACGTTATCACCAGACTTCACGCCCTTCCGATTGACAAGGTGTATTTCACCTTCCACCTCAAGGACGACAAGCAGTTCGCTGACCTCGGCAACGGCTCGAAGGGTTTGATGAAGATCGGTGAGAAGCCTGATTGGGTGGACGGCACACAACGCCTCGCCAGCCAGCAGCTTTTCATGGGCCGATACCAGAAGAAGGCTGATTCCTCCGCTGGTGTTTATGCTGACAAGACCTTGGCTGATGGCGAGTTCGCCATCAAAGCTCGCATCGAGGAAGTCAAGGGCAAGGGCATGGATTTGGTCGGTCAAGAAATCACCGTCCTTTCTGTCAAGGACGGCAAAGTGACCTACTCTGGTATTGATGAACTCCGGTGGTGATCCGATGAGCGACGAAAGCCCGACCACCGAGGACTTGTTGAAGAAAATCGAAGTCCTCGAAGGAGAGATGGACGAGCTGCAAGGCTTAGTTCAACGTTTGCTCAAAATCGAAAAGGCTTGCTATGATCTCGCTCAAAAGCTGGCTGAAAAGCATGGTGATGCTCTCATTGATTGGTGGTGTGTCGTATGACGATTCAATCACCAACACGAAAGGCAGCCGCCAGCATGAGCCAGGGTGGAGTTCTCCACATCGTCAAGGAGTTCGCCGGTGATCGGTGGCTCGTTCTTTGCCGTGGCTTCTCGCCACGTTCAGCTCACAAGCTGAACTTTTCCGACTCCAAGCCTAACTGTAAGGCTTGCTTGAAAATAAAACAAAGGTGAACACAATGACAATGACCGTATCAAACGCAGGACTGACCCGACTTCTCGAACTGACAAAGCGACCGCAGGTTGTGGCTGGTAAGCCTCAATCCCAAGTGGTTGCCTGTGTGCTTCGAGCAGAAGAAAACCGATGCAGCACAACCTCTCTGGTTCGTGACGGCAAGACCTCCCTCTCGCACTTCTCCATCCCATGTGAAGGCCAGGGTGAAATCGCCATCCCCGACATTGACCGCTTGCTGGGTGTTCTCAAATACCACGGCAAGGACTTGACCCTCTCCCTTGACGGTTCTAAGCTCCGGATTTATTCTGGATCAAAGCAGACGACCATCATCAGCGACGAAGGAGGTTTGGCCTTCCCACATTCAACCGAGACAATCGGTGAATGGGAAGCGAAGAGTCTCGGCCTCGCTGGACAAATCAACCAAGACGGCGCGTACAAGCTGCGTGATGGCTCGGAGCGCAAGGCGTTCTTCACGTGGGCCATCAACGCAACCGAGCTGTTCGAGGCGTTCCGTTGCGACAACATGAACGGCCAACGCCTCAACCGCTACACCTTGGCGTACGACCCAGAGAACACCAGCATGACGGTTTCGACCGGCGATGAACTCAAGGGCTTGACGACGACCAGCTTTGAG